GCAAAAAGAAAATGGCCAGATAGTTGGCAAACAAAGATCAATGCATTTAATTATAAATACTTTGAGAAACATCCTTCAGGGCCATTAGAAGATAGAATTGTTCAAGGTAAAATAAAATTTAATGATGGTAAAGATCTAGGTTTTAAATGTAATGAAGATCCAATGTGTAATCATTGTGATAAAAATTTATGTAGAACTAGGACGTATGGTATTGGTGGAGACTCAGTATTTCCAATACTATCTGATCTTCAAAAAGTTGAACTAGACGAACCCTACTATTGGGTCAATGTAGATGGGGATAGAGTGAAATTAGATAACATTGATTGTCTAATGGAACAAAGATTATTTAGAAGAACAGTTGTAAAACAAATTAATAAGAAACCAAAAAGAGTAACCGTGAAAGAATTTGAAACATATGTTGATCAGTTATTACAAGGTGTAGAAATAATCAAAGCACCAAAAGGTTCTTCAATGGTAGATCAATTAAAAGAACATTTAGAAGAGTTCTGTACTAATAGAACTGCAGCGGAGACTACTAAAAAAGATATTCTAAATGGAAACGTCTTTACAGAAGAAGGTAAACATAAATTTATATTTCATAAATTTTATCATGGACATTTACTTAGAAAGAAATGGCCAGAGAAACCACAAGTTACACAGCAAATGTTGAAAGAATATTGTGATTGTAGTGATGATCGAATTGTAATTGGTAAGAAGAGACCAACAATTATGGTAGTGGACGCATTTGAGAAACCAGAAAAAACTCATACACCTAAAGTCTTAAAAGAAAAGGATCCATATTAATGAAGACAATTGTATTCGGACCACCAGGTACAGGAAAGACACATACATTGTTAGAAAAGGTAGATGAATATCTAAAGACAACTAACCCAGATAGAATTGGTTACTTTGCTTTTACAAAGAAAGCAGCAAATGAGGCTAAAGAAAGAGCAATGAAAAAATTTAATTTAGAAGAAGATGATCTTCCCTATTTTAGAACACTACATTCTCTTGCTTTTAAATCACTAGGGTTGAAAAAAAATCAAGTAATGCAGAAGAGACACTACGAAGATCTGGGTAGGAAAGAACATTTGTTTTTAGATTACAATGATTACGATAAAGAAGAGACGGGATTATTTTCTACTAAAAGTGATTACCTTAGAATAATCAATCTAGCTAAACTTAGAAACATTACAATAGATGAGCAGTATAATTTGAAAGAACATAATCAAGATGTTGAATACTCAACCCTAGTTCATTTAAGTGAAAGACTAGTAGAATATAAGAAAGAATATAATCTTATTGACTACAACGATATGATTTTAAATTTTATCAAAGAAGAAAAATCACCAAACTTCGATGTGGTATTTATTGATGAAGCTCAGGATTTATCTTTAATGCAATGGGATATGGTTAAACATATTACTGATAAAACAGTTGATTCTTTTATTGCAGGAGATGATGATCAAGCTGTATTTAGATGGGCTGGTGCAGATGTAGATTCATTCATTGCACAAAAAGGAAAGATTATTGAACTGAAAGAATCTAGAAGAGTTCCAAAAAAGATACACCAATTAGCAAACTCAATTATTGGTAGGGTTAATAACAGAATAGAAAAAAGTTGGAACCCTAAACAACATGAAGGAAAACTAAGTTCTTATGATCACTTTGAAGATGTGGATATGACAACAGGTAAATGGTTGGTGTTAACTAGAACAAGATCAATGTTAGATCCTCTAGAGGAAACATTAAGGGAAAAAGGTTTTTATTATGAGAATAGATTTAAAAAACTTTATGAAAAAGATATTCAAATCGCTGCAACTAACTGGGAATATTTAATCAAAGGACAGATGTTAGATTCAAAACAAATAGAAAATATTTCAAAGTACATCAGCACTGAAAAATGGAACAAGGATAAATTAAAGTCAATGGTTAAGAATGGACTGTATAGCTTAGATCAATTACAGAATGACTATGGACTTGGAACTAATGAGATTTGGTATGAAGCTTTTGATCAAGCTGGAGAAAAAAGAATTACTTATATACGACGTATGAAACGTAATGGAGAGATGTTGAATCAAGAACCACGGATAAAACTATCAACCATTCATAGTGCTAAAGGAGGTGAAGAAGACAATGTAGTCTTACTCACTGATCTTACCTTTAATACTAAGAAATCATATGACAAGAACCAAGATGATGAAACAAGATTATTTTACGTAGGTGCAACAAGAACAAAGGAACACTTACATATTATAAGACCAAAAGATGATAGCAAATGTTACCCAATGGAGGAGGTATTATGACCAATAAAGATATATTTGAAGATTCATTTCCACAAGATAAGCAGATAGGCGGGAGTCACTACAAAGACTTTCATATTCAACCCTATGAATTTATTTCAAAGAATGATCTCTCATTTTTTCAGGGCAACGTAATTAAATACGTTTGCAGATACAAAAACAAAGCAGGCATACAAGATCTTGAAAAAATAAAACATTATTGTGATTTAGAAATATTGAAATTAAAAGATGACAAATGATTATAGCAAAGAATTGGAGCCTACATTACAGAGAACTGTATGCATCAAAAATTAAAAAACTTAAAGAAGACTGTGAAAAACTTTATAACGAGAATCAAAAAATGAAGAAACGTCTAAAAAAATATGAGGGCAGTATGAGAATGGTTTATTATAATAACGAAAAGGATAAATAATGAGTTGGCAAGAATACAGAGCAAGAGCAAAAATAATAGAACAAAACTTTGCAAAGAATTTAAAAGACCCAGTATGGGCAAATGACTATCAAGATATGCAAGAGCATTGGGATGTGCAAGGAACTTTAGATGGTCAGCTTTTAAAATTTGATGTAAAGGGTATGAAGAAAGTAAATCGTTGGGATAACAAATCACAGGATGATATTGCTTGGGTTGAAGGAACGAATGTTAGAGGTAAACCTGGATGGGTAAAAGGCAAAGCAGATTATATAGTATTTGAAAGAACTGATCATTGGCTACTGATTGATAGACAAGAACTATTAGAACATGTTGAATCTAAATTAAAAGAAAAGAATTTTGAAAAAGGCAAAGGAATTTATCAAATCTATCAACGCGAAGGTAGACTTGATAAAATCACTATGGTTCCCTTTCAGGATATGGAACAATTAACTAATGTAAAAAGGATAAATAAAAATGCAGAAGATAATATTTAAACCACAAACCGAATGGCTACCACCAGAAAATTTTCCAGACTTATCTAGTCATGATGAGATTGCAATTGACTTAGAAACTAAAGATCCTGAACTAACGAAGATGGGATCAGGAGCAATTATTGGTAAAGGAGAAGTTGTTGGTATAGCAGTTGCTGTTGAAGGTTGGTGTGGATATTATCCTATCGCTCATGGCGGTGGTGGAAACATGGATAAAACTATGGTCCTTAAATGGTTTCAAGATGTTTTAAATACTAAGGCTAGTAAAATATTTCACAATGCAATGTATGATGTATGTTGGATTAGAGCTATGGGTCTAAAGATTAATGGCACTATTATAGATACTATGATTGCATCTGCTTTATGTGATGAGAATCAATTTCGTTTTGATCTTAATACTTGTGCTAAAAGATATGTAGGTACAGGAAAAGATGAAGCAGCATTGTATGCAGCAGCAAAAGAATGGGGAATCGATCCTAAGGGAGAGATGTATAAATTACCTGCAATGTATGTAGGTCAATACGCAGAAAAAGATGCAGCGATTACATTACAACTATGGCAGTATCTAAAAACAGAAATTGTTAATCAAGACATCCAATCTATTTTTGATATGGAGACAGAATTATTTCCTTGCCTCGTTGATATGCGTTTTTTAGGAGTTCGTGTAGACGTTCAAGCAGCAGGTAAATTAAAGAAACAATTAGTTGAAAGAGAAGAATTAGCATTACTAGCAGTGAAAAAAGAAACAGGAATAGAACCTCAGATATGGGCAGCCAGATCGATTGCCAAAGTTTTTGAGAAACTAAAATTACCTTATGACGTAACTGAGAAAACATCTGCTCCTTCTTTTACTAAAAATTTTTTACAAAACCATCCGCATCCAGTGGTTCAAAAGATTGCACAGGCTAGAGAAGTAAATAAAGCTCATACAACATTTATTGATACCATATTAAAACATTCACATAAAGGTAGAATCCACGCAGAAATTAATCAATTACGTGGAGATAATGGTGGAACTGTGACAGGCAGATTTAGTTATTCAAACCCTAATTTACAGCAAATTCCTGCTAGAAATAAGGAACTTGGACCAATGATTAGGTCTTTATTTATACCCGAGGAGGGCCATACATGGGGTGTATTTGACTATTCTCAGCAAGAGCCTAGGTTGGTAGTCCATTATGCAGCTTTACAGAATTTATATGGCGTTGATGATGTATTAGATTCTTATAATAATGACCCTAATACAGACTTTCACACTATCGTTGCAGATATGGCTAACATACCAAGATCTCAAGCTAAAACAATTAACTTAGGATTATTCTATGGTATGGGTAAAAATAAATTACAGGCTGAACTAGGGGTAGATAAAGAAACTTCTGATGGTCTATTCAAACAATACCATGATCGAGTTCCCTTTGTTAAACAACTAATGGATAATGTAATGCAGAGATCACAGCAACGTGGTCAGATAAGAACTTTACTTGGAAGACTATGTAGGTTCCATCTATGGGAGCCGAATATGTTTGGTATGCATAAAGCAATGACACATGACGCAGCGCTCTTGGAACATGGACCAGGGATTAGAAGAGCTTATACTTACAAAGCACTCAATAAACTAATTCAAGGTAGTGCAGCAGATATGACAAAGAAAGCAATGATAGAGTTATATAAAGAGGGTATCATACCGCATATACAAGTGCATGATGAACTTGATATATCTATTGAGTCTCCAGAACACGCGAGTAAAATAAAAGAAATTATGGAGAACGCAGTTGAATTAAAAGTACCTAATAAAGTGGACTATGAATCTGGTCCAAATTGGGGTAATATAAAATGATAAATTATGGCTTACTTAAATGCAAACATTCCTGTACAATATGCTCAAATAAAAAGGGAGTATTTATATGATCTTAAAAAACATCACGGAGAAGTTGAAGACTGTATTATCTTTGGTATTAGCTGTATTACAGGTCGCGCTATCTTATGGCACGCACTTATGGAAAAT